GCACTGGGTTTCAATGCCTGTAGTTTGTTGCCAATTAACAAGGCCTGATATCCAAATGGGGTAAACAACTGGCGTGTGCCCAACAGCAGATCGCTGTTGTTTAATGCATCCATGATATCACCGCCGGCATCGTACATGCTAGCAACAATGCGTTCAACAACGCCCAGCTTTTTGACCTTTGCTGGACTTGATATCCAAATGGGCAAGGTAAATCGCATGGTCATGATGTCAATGGGATTCTCCGTACCTTGCGGAATAGTTCGACTGCTCCATGTAGTATCCTGAAGTTCAACCACACTTAGACTGGTCCAGTCTATGTAACTGTCTGTGCTCTGCACTTCTAATGCAGGATTAAACAGGGTAGCAACCTGTTCAAATATTTGAAATTTTTGATTGGTATTACTGGTCCAGATGTCACAGGTTATGGTCATTTTATACGGCACAGGCATCAAGCGCTCGATAGTAAATGCATTGCCTTGGGTGGTCTCATAACTCTCAGTTTCGGGGTCGTAAGTGCGCTGGCGCACTTGTACTTTGTCTACAAAATAAGGTTCTTGCATGCGTGGACGATCATAGTCCATGCCACTAATATAAAATGTAATTATTGGCGTACTTGGTAATGCACTGGCCGAGTTATTTTGCATCACAGTTGACACTTGCCGAGTTGAGTCTCCGTATCTCACAGGAACTCTAATATAGGTTGGAGCTCCGGCTTCGTCTCGCCCGTACTCAACTTGAAAGTTGGAAAAGATACGTGTAAACTGTAAAAGAAATCTTCGTACCTGTTCGTCGTAAAAAAACTGTTGCATTGATTATCTTCCTGGAGGTCTTGGGTTGGGTGGTAAGTTACCGCCGTCGTCACCATTGTCGGCTTTGGGTCTAAGTATCTCGCTAAGACTTTGGCGACTTGGAATATTGCCCAAGTCAGTGGTTTGAACAGTGTATGTATTGTTAACAAAGCTTGAACGCAGAGTTTTGTTTGCTGGCCCATTGGTCAAGTCAGTTCTTACATTGTCCTCAATCTTGGTCCAGGTCTTACCAGTAAATCTAAACAACCTATTAGGGAAGTAATCCAATCTCAATGCATAATCACCTTCTCTTGGATGCGGTGGAAAACTCACACCGGGCGTGACTGGCAATCCATTTGGCGCAATACCATCACCAGTCAAATAACCCATGGTGTAGCCATCGGATGTTGGTGTTTGTGGTGCACCGGCAACATTTGGATAAGTGGCATCCACACTATCAGCGGTGCTGTCAACAGTAACTCCGGCTGGGTTTGCTGGGGAACCATCGGGGTTAGTTGGGAATATGTAAAACTTTACAGTATCGTAACCACTGAGTGGTACTTCAATTTCAGCCTGTGCTAGTATAGCATCGTTGATTGCATAGTCCTTGGGTCTTGTGCTACTGCGATCTGCTTCGGTTGGCGGGGCAACTTGTTCCCAGTAAGTGGTGTTTGATATATCGGTTCCTACCGGAGTGTCAATTTTGGCGCGATAGTAAACATCGCCATAGTTTACCAAACTGCCAGCTGGATAGAAATTGCCGTTATCCCAGATTTGCTCGCTGACAAACGGCTTGTTGACAATTTCTTGGTACTCTTGTGCATTTACCATTGGAGTACATTTGACTCGCCACAAGTGCGGCATCCAAGTTTGACTGAATCCTTCGCTGGCAAAAGCCGCGTCCTGAATAACATAGTATCTAGGCAAGGCTCGTGGAATTGCCGGATCCAAAGGATTCATATCACGCAAATTTGGTACCTCTATTACGTCACCACTCATGAGCTTGCGCCCAATAGTGTCAATCATATTGTTGTAATGAAATGTAACAAAAATAGTGTCATTGGCAATGAACAGTCCAAATTGACTTAGATCAAAATCAATATCTTGTGTATTATACACTCCGCGCATTTGATAAACGTCAGGGTCATAGGCGCGATCTCGGTTCTCTAGCAACAGCAAGTCTTGAATAAACAGCGGACTTTCCACACTGTAAATTGGTTGAGTAGCATCATAGTTACCACTTTCAACACTGTCCTCACCACCGGTTTTTGGTCCCAGATACTTGTGTATGTAAATGTCCAAACCGCCAACGGTGTACATTTCTGCAATTGTTCTGTCCAGAAATTGGTAATCACTGGTACGATTGGGACGATATAAGCTGAGTCTTGGCATAGTCTACTATTTATGGGAGGTTGACCAATAATTCTAGAACTGCTATAATTACTGAAATAACTTGGAGCTCGTATGAAAGTTGCAATAAAACCAGTCAAACCATTGAATCCACGTAGCCCAGACACCAATCACATGGGCATGGAGCCAGTCTGGCTTACCCAGCCCACCGGTGATAATCGTGTCAGTGCCTTGGGCAAAGCCTTTGCCTGGTACAACTATTTTTACGGCAAAAAAGATGCTCGTGACATGATTGTGAATTACTTAGAATTGCACAATCGCAAAACAGATGTAAGACTCCTTAAAGGAATTCCTGATAGTGCAATCCGATTGACCACAGGCTGGTTATGCCGTATGAGTATGACAGGCCTTGAACTCACCGAACAAGAGACTGTTAAGCTAGACAGTATGCTTCGAGAAATGTTAGATTCAAAGCAAACAGTCAAAGAAGAAGTTATTGTAGTTGATGATAGCGCACCAAGAATCACGATTCAAGATCGCCTACGTGAAAAGGTATCAGAGTGTGCAGGTGAATTAGAAGGCATGTTTGATGACTTTATATCTAGTGGCGCAAAAATGAGCGCCGACTACAAACCAATTGTGCTGATGCGTGGCCTTAATGTGGCACCTCAAATGGTGAGCAGTATTTCTGATATTTGGAAAAAACGCCAAGCTGAATTTGAAGAAGTAGCAACTGGTAAAAATCCTCAGTTGGTTGAAGGTTACAGTCATCTTACCAAAATTCAAATTCGTAATGTTCTTAAATTTTGTGAGACTGTGGTCAACGACTGCGGTGCATACATACAGATTAAAAAAGTAGAACGCAAACCTCGCAAGATCAAGGCAGTGCCACCAGAAAAACGAGCCGCCAAATTCAAACATATTTTGGACTTTGCTGAACTCAAACTCAAAGGATTACCAGCCGCAAGTCTAGTGGACAAAGCCGAAGCTTGGTTATACGACACCAAGAAACGCAAGTTGATACACGTGGTAGCGGACGAGTATGCCAAGGTGTTTACAGTAAAAAGCAACAGTATTATTGGATTTAGTACATCAGAAACTCTACAAAAAACTGTGCGCAAACCAGCAGACACATTAAAGTTATTAGGAGCGGCCGGTAAGCCGGCGGCACGTAAAGTGTACAAAGATTTGACCACAACAGAAACGCCATTTAATGGACGTGGCACTGATAACTTGATCATTCTCAAGAGTTGGTAAATATTAGGGACAGGAGTCCCTAATGGCCGACCAAACACTTGACCCACTTAAAAAACAACTTATAGAGTATGTACAGCTACAGCTTGCTAGTCAGATTATTGACATTGAGTTAGACCCTGCACACTACGAAGCCGCTTATCAAAAAACCATAGGCACTTACCGCCAACGTGCGCAAAATGCCTATGAAGAAAGCTACAGTTTCATGGAACTTGAAGACAATGTAAACGAATACACATTGCCACAAGAAGTTACTCAAGTAAGACAGATTTTTCGTAGAACCATTGGATTTGGCACTGGCGCCGCTGGATACAGTTTTGATCCATTTGGAGCAGCCACATTGAATGTTTACTTGCTAAATTTTAACCAAGCCGCAGGCGGAATGGCCACTTATGATTTTTACCAACAATATGTAGAGTTGGCCGCACGTATGTTTGGTGGTTACATCAACTACACATTTAATCCTGTTACCAAAAAACTACAACTGATACGTGATCCACGTGGTACTGGCGAAGTGGTGTTGTTATGGACTTATAATTTACGCCCAGAAATTGTATTATTAAGCGATTTTCAAATTAGCCAATGGTTACGAGATTACATGGTGGCAGCTTGTAAAATGATCATTGGCGAAGCACGTGAAAAGTTTGCTAGCATTGCAGGCCCACAAGGTGGTTCAACTTTGAATGGTGCGGCAATGAAGCAAGAAGCACAGGCGCAAATGGACAAATCCATTGAAGAACTCAAACTCTATGTTGATGGTTCTCAACCCCTGACACTTGTAATCGGCTAACAAATTTGAAAATGTTGTTGGTGTATTGCATCAACAACAAACTCTAAATTGCTTGACACATTATTGCCAGTGTGTTACACTGCTATTATGGACATCATGATAGACATTGAAACGTGCGGTACAGGGCCCGATGCCTGTATTTTGACCATTGCCGCACAGTGTTTCGACCCGTTAGAACGTCATAGCTTTGATGCATATCGCAGTTATTACTGCCGAGTTGATCCCGGTAGTCAACCAGATCGACGTGTTCAAGACGATACCATTGCTTGGTGGGCCACACAACCTCCCGAAGCAAAAGAAGAAGCGTTTGGTGAGGATAATCGTATCCCACTTGACCAAGCATTGACCGAACTGAGCCGATATATCTGGCAAAGCAAACATTTTTGGGCAAATGGCCCCACCTTTGATGCCAACATACTCGAACACGCTTATAAAAGTTATAATATGGCCTTGCCCTGGCAGTTTTTTGTAGTTCGAGATTCTCGTACAGTGTACAGCTTGTGTCCTAAACTTGAAAAATATCCAGCTAGTCACCATGCTCTAGAAGATTGTCGTCGACAAATTTTATTGCTATGGGACGCCTTAGAATATCTTAACATTAGGGAATTAGTATGATTATCGGAGTTTGTGGATTAATTGGCAGCGGCAAAGATACTATTGCTGACTATCTAGTAAACGTTCACGAATATCGACGTGAGAGTTTTGCCAACAGTTTAAAAGATGCAGTTGCACATGTGTTTGGTTGGGACAGAACCATGCTTGAAGGTCGCACAAGAGAAGCCAGAGAGTGGCGTGAACAAGTTGATCCGTGGTGGTCAGACCGTTTAGATATGCCAGATTTAACGCCGCGATTGATGCTACAGTTATGGGGCACCGAAGTTTGCCGCAAGCATTTTCACGACGATATATGGATTGCCAGCTTAGAAAACAAGTTGCGTAACAGTCGGGATGATGTTGTGATCAGTGATTGTCGATTTCCCAATGAGATCAAAGCCATTAAACAAGCTGGTGGAGTTGTGGTTCGAGTAATGCGTGGCGATGAACCAGACTGGATGGTCCATGCTAAAAACTACATGAGTGGCCCGCAAACAATTGGTTGGGCAATAGGACGACAAGCTCTAGAGATGGCAAAAGTGCACGCCAGCGAATACAGCTGGGCAGATACTGAGTTTGATCAGATACTAGATAACAATGGAACCATGGATCAACTTTATCAACAAGTCAATGATCTGGTTGTATATCTCCAGGACGCCATGGCAGATCAAGCTTTGTAATTTCCACAGCACAATTCAAACAGATGGTTTTAAGATTGCGAACATCGCAGTTATTTAAATTCCCATCTAAGTGAAACACCATTAGTTGAGCCGCATGTTTGGCCTTGAACCCGCATCGATCACATGCGGGTTTTCTTTTGTATCCTGCATCTTGCCACCGAGCACGTTTAGCTGGTAATTTTTTACCACGACGAATGCAGGATTCGCATCTTGATCGATAGTAGATTTTATTGTTGTGGTAGCAGTTAACGGCTGCCAGGTTCTTGCCACACGATTTACATAATGGTCGCATGGTGTATTTAAGCCTTAAACCTTAATTAAGGGGTCGTAACTGAGCACTCTTTTGACTTATTTAATAAATATCAGTAACAAACTTTTTGAAGGATGCACAACATGGCACTAGTATCTCCAGGCGTACAAGTTACCGTCGTAGACGAGTCGAACTATATACCGGCAGCAACAAACTCGGTTCCTTATGTCTTAATTGCAACAGCACAAAATAAGATATCAGGCACTGGCACCGGCGTTGCAGCCGGAACTCTTGCGGTAAACGCCGGCAAGCTTTATTTAATCACAAGTCAACGAGATCTTGCGGCGACTTTTGGTAACCCGTTCTTTTACAAGACATCTGCAGGGACACCAATCAATGGCTATGAACTCAATGAGTACGGGTTGCTTGCGGCCTTTTCAGTATTGGGAATTAGTAACCGTGCTTATATTCAACGTGCCAATGTTGACCTGTCTGCACTGACTGCTAGTTTAACACGCCCTGTGGGCGAACCAACTAACGGAACTGATTGGTTAGACACCACCACAACATCGTGGGGTATTTTCCAGTGGAATCAGACCACAGCTCAATTCACAGTGAAAAAGCCACTAGTGATCACCAGCTCGTCTAATTTAGACGGCGGCATCCCCAGTGCAGATTATGGCAGCATTGGTGACTATGCAGTAGTTGCAACCAACGCAAACAATCCAATTTACTACAAAAACAGTACCAACAATTGGGTATTGGTTGGTAGCGATGCTTGGAAATACAGCTGGCCCACAGTACAAGGAACTGAATCAGTTACCACAACTCTTACTGCCGGCAATACCATTATCATCAATGGCACAACAGTAACAGTACCGGGTAGTCCTAACAATACAGTATCGGGGTTGGCAACAGCCATCAACAATGCAAGTATCACAGGTGTCGAAGCCGATGTAGATTCAAGCAATCGATTAACAATTTATGCTGACTCGTCAGCAACCAACGATGGTTCATCGGCTGGTGGCGGTATTGTCAATATTG